GAAAGTAGCTGTACTTGAGGGTGAGTTCTGATACTTCTGGATAGACGACAAAATATCTTTAACAGATACTCCACTACGAATACCTTCTCTAACCTTCTTGGCTATAATATTACTATATGGGAGTTTATCTTTACCAGCTGGCATAAGTACATCTCTACTATAAGGAATCATCCTCTATCATCGGCAAGTCACATCCAGTACATAACTACATCCCTAAGTATAGGGGTCTAGGTTCACTATGGTTGACAGAGGAAGAACAGGGGAGGGTACTAAAGCATACACATGATATACTAAGTCATAATACATTGGTATATACTATATCTCTATATTACTACCATACCTACAACTATAGACCTGGCGGAATACCCTTCATATATATATAGGCACCTAAAACGAGATTTAACAAGTAATATTTGTGAAATATATTGAAACAATTCGTGAGATCTTATTAAGTCCTTGTTTTCTCACAAATCTTTTTTTTATGTATATGCAGTCAATACCCCTCCAGTGGAAATTAGGTATAAGGGCCAAAGTAAATTTCTTATGTTGTAGATATAGTGGGTAACACCCCCACCCGAAAGTATAGCTGTATAATCCGGAGGGTCCCTTGACAATACGTAGGGATAGTGGAAATATACTTAAGGATAGCTTGACAATACGAAAGGATAGCCCTGGTTGTGACATTTATGCAACACTTTTGTGATTTACTCAATAAAAACAACGGTAAACAAAAATAAATATTGACAATCGGCGAGCGATTTTGCTGCACCTACTACACCACCATTGTTATAACATAACATTTCAAAGCTGTAACATTCTGTGAACTGATGACAGCACAACCCTATAATATCACTACATAAAGAGAACATGCCCTCACACTCGATATAAGCGCCGCTGAGTAGGGTAAAAACATTCCCATAGTTGGACCTATCGCAGCATCATTAGCGCATTCCTGAGGCAATAACTTTAGGTTGTAGGCTCGCTATTGTGATGCAACTTATAGGCGAAAAAATCTCCAGTTGCTCCCAACAAAAAACCCGCACTAGGGCGGGTCTAATGTTTTAGTTTATGAGGTTGTTTATGTCATGCTGCTAAATATTCTAAAGGTAAACCTAGTTGATTGTTTACTACTATCGTGCCCTCCAATGGGCAATCGTGCAACTCAAGCCAAGGCTTCAAGATATAAACACGCTCGAGGTTTTCTATATGTCTCCCTTGACCCTCTATACCGTTGAAGCTTGTTAGGTTGCCGAATCTGTGGCGGGTTTTCCATACTATAGACTTCTTAGATGTCACTAGCCAATGCCCACTATCAATAGCCTGATCGTGTGTCATGTGTGCTGTAGTTGGAAGCTTTGCCTTTTCATCAATAGAATAAACTTCCCCATCTATGTCAGATGTAAACCAAGTATCATTTTCATCACTCATTAAAAACCATTCGTCAGAATGCTCAGAATAAACCGCCTCATCTATATGGGCATAGTTGTTGCAAGTTGTGTGAGCAATGTCGCCACTATTTTGAATGCAATGGTCACAAATTAAACCTTCAAAGCCTATCACTTCATTGCCGGAATGGTTAGGTTCATACTCCTCACAACCTTCACAATAAAAGAATTGATCGTGGAAACAGTCTTCACAATAGGTGCCGTCATGTGCGTGATGCATATCGTATTCGCTCAAACCCGTGTTACAGCTTTCGCAATGATATTCATGCTCGCTAATTACGCCGCTTGTAGTGGTCATCTCAAGTTCGCCATGCCTAGATATTTTAAGCTTATCGCCTAAGTCTTTGGCGCTTGAATAGATATCAAAATACGGCGCTATAAGTTCGTCGCAATCATGGTTTTCTATTCTGAGTAGTTCAGCATTGATCCAACTAGACTTTTCAGGTTGCTCGCAAGCTTGCTTTCGCTTGGTTATTTCAGCTTCCAACATATCGGCTGCCAAGTTGCTATTGGTGTAAATAGGTGCGTTAGCATAACGGCCATTGCGAGTACAAATAACCGCCCTTGCTAGTAGTTGTTCTTGGCTGTTTTCTATCCATACAATTTCAAAATCGCCCGAACCATAAATTTCAGTTGGATGACAAATCAAATGGTCAAAACTATAACGCATGCAACTTGCCGCTAATGACTTGCGAGAACAACCTAGTCTTGGATCTGATGCGCTCGCTTGTTTCATTGTGTAGACTTTCGCAAAGTCTTTACGGTTTGCTGATGATTTAAAAACTAAACCTTGAGTCGCTAAAAAATACGTTTCTTTAAACCATACTGCGAAGGCTTCAAAGTTTACATCTGATCCAGCCGGTAAAATTTTACGCAATATCTTTGCGGGTTTTCCTGATGTCCTTTTGCCTTTTTCTAAGTCATCCGCTGACAAGTAAACCGACATCAAGCGGTTATCTTTATCGTCAGGTTTAGGTGACAACCATATTAGATATGTAAAAACTTGTGATTTATCATCCGCTAGCGGCGTTGTTATATCCTCCAACTTCCTAAGCAAAACACGATTTAGGCTTGTGTCGTTAGTTGCTATTGATGATTTAAATTCTGTTGTCTTATCTTCAAAAAAGCACATTGTTTTATCCTCTATACTAGGTTTAGTTTTCGATAGTTAAACAAATTGCGAAAGCGATAGTTGCCGCAACCAATGTTGCAGTTGCCAAACCGCCCAAAGGTGAGACAAATAAAACCGGCGCAGCAAAAATACAAATTGCGATAGTTAGCATGGCGCAGATCCAAGCGATAAAAGCGAATAGGTTAGTCATTTTTTTATTCCTTACATATGTTGCGTGTAGAACTAACCTAAGCTTTGCCTATTCTCTTTTCAATAGTTGCGAGTCATTTTGCTATTCAAAGTTGTAGACTTTATTTCATACACTTTTAAGGCGAGTAACAAAAAATATAGTTTAGGGGTTGAACTATACAACCGGAAGGTATAGGTAGTTTAGAGGTTGAACTATACACCCTAGAGGAGAGCGACACATTCAAACATATGAATATGTAACACATGCAAGAAATTATATATGCGAATATGTGAATATATGAATGTGTGCATATGACCCCCACAGTGGAAAATGACCCCCGCAGTGGAAAATGACCCCCGCAGTGGAAATATGGAAGGAGACCCCTACAGTGGAAATTAAGAGTGATAAAGTAGATGTGTATTGGAATATAAATAAAGGTTGCTTCAGTGTGAAAGACTGCAAGACCAATCGTGTAACTATGTACACTGATGCAATAGAGATTTCTGACGCTCAATTCATTGTCAGGAGAGCCGGTCGTGAGCGTGTGCTGAGAGAGCAGCAGAAGAATGTACACGCATTCGTGAGAGGTTACATTACAACCAACAAAACTAAACGTACCCCCTCAGTGGAAATCAGAGAGGCTAAGTACAACCCGTACAAGAATGACAGCTTTGTAGATAAGCATACTGATGAGCCGGTACATGCCGCATCTGTAGTTGATCTGTTTACTAACTCTGACAACAAGGGTGACATCAGGTGGGTAAAGTAACGGTCTGAACTAACTTTTTTACGGTCTGAACAAATAAATTACTAACAGGCGTCACAAAAGTGCCGTTAGACGTAGTATATAAGAGTGATACCCCTACAGTGGAAATTAGTAGTAGCACAGCTACGCAGTGAAACAAACTGGAAATTATTTTGTAGTCACCCCTTGACCCACCGATGGAAATACCTATATGTACATTAACAGCAACAACTATGGAGATTATATGACAACAACACAAACTTATATCGAGATGTTATCTTACATGCGACCAGAGGGTGCCAAAGCTCAACGCAAGTTCTGTAACAGATTCCTACGACCTATCTTTGGCAATCCTGACAACCGTGGCAATTACATCTTACGTGTAGGTAACAACCCTACCATTGCCTTCATGTCACATCACGACACAGTTCACACTCATGGCGGCAGACAGAAAGTAGTCGTCGGCTCAGATAACTTTGTCACTACCACACAAAACTGCTTAGGCGCTGACTGTACCACAGGCATCTACATTATGATGCGTATGATAGAGGCTGGTGTAGAAGGCTTATACATCGTACATGCCGCAGAGGAAGTTGGCTGTCGTGGCTCAGGTTACATCGTGCAGCACACCCCAGAGGTAGTTGACGGTATCCAAGCCGCTATCAGCTTTGACCGCTATGGTTACAATTCAATTATTACTCACCAGTCAGGAATCCGTACATGTTCAGAAGAGTTCGCAGACAGCATCGCAAGCATCCTAGATCTAGGCTACAGCCAAGACAGTGGCGGCTCATACACAGACAGTAACGAGTACAAGGGTATCATCCCTGAGTGTACCAACTTATCTGTAGGTTACTTCAATCAGCACTCCAAGTCAGAGCATCAAGACCTAGAGTTCATGGAGACTTTATCAGATGCTTGTATCAATGCCGATTGGTCTAAGCTTGTCCTAGTTCGTGACCCCGCTGACAAGGATGACTTCTGGTCAGATGCCTTCTGGTCACAAGATGACCGCTACTATCCCTATGCTGATGACATTGCTGTAGATGTCAGCTTAGAAAAAGTTATTGCAGATCACCCAAAAAGTGTAGCTTTGCTATTGCAATCCTATGGCTACGATGCTAAAGGTTTACTCACAGACTTAGGTCGCATCAGAGAAGGATACTAATATGCAGATGTTTATTGAAGTAGATAATTATGACATTGACGTTGATACACTAGAGTATGGCGTTGCAACCGTAGAAGGAGACGAGATGGGAAAATACTTTAACATTGAAGAGCAACCAATATTCAGCTTCAGTTCTTATGATGATGATGGTGAGTTAGTTGACCTACCTGATCATGTAGTTAAGAAAGCCCAAGATCTGATAGAAGATCACTATTGGGAGTGGCATCAGGATTATATGTACTAATGCTACACAAGCTCAATAAAGAAGTGTGTCATGAGTGTGAGAGCATCCATGACATGCACGACATAGACGAGTGGGGTTGTCCTAGTTGTAAGCAGGAAGACCCCTCCGATGAAAATATAGATTGGGATGAGCAAGAGTGTGCTTATTCAAGATGGAGGGAAGAGAATGATTAATGTACTTAGTTTATTTGATGGGATGTCCTGTGGTCAGATTGCACTGGAAAAAGCTGGCATAGAGGTTGATAAGTATTATGCAGCAGAGATCGATAAGTATGCAATCAAGGTAGCTAAAGCTAACTACCCCGACATGATACACTTGGGTGATGTGCGTGAGGTTAAAGCTGACAGCTTACCCAAGATTGATTTACTTATCGGTGGCTCACCTTGTCAGGGATTCAGCTTTGCTGGTAAGCAACTTAACTTTGATGACCCCCGTAGCAAATTGTTTTGGGAATACGTGCGCTTGCTAAAGGATCTTAAACCTAAATACTTCTTGCTTGAGAATGTGCGTATGAAGAAAGAGAGCATGGATGTTATTACTGAGGCACTAGGTGTTGAGCCTATCTTCATCAACAGCAACCTAGTGTCAGCGCAGAATAGGCAGAGGTACTATTGGACAAACATACCTATGGATAATCTACCTGATGATAAGGGTGTTGTGCTTGCTGACATCTTAGAGGATGGTCATGTAGACCGTGACAAGTCGCATTGCATTGATGCTAACTACTTTAAGGGCGGTAATCTAAAGTCATACTTTGAGAAGCACCGTAGGCAACTTGTGTTCAGTGATGATGGAATTTGTCATGTAGGTGATGCGGATCTTAAAGGCCATGACTACAACAGACGGGTGTACCATCCCGATGGAAAAGGACCAAGCCTATGTGCCAGCAGCGGGGGCAACCTTGAGCCTAAGATACTGCAAAAAAGCAGGGGTTGGAACAAGGGAGGGCTAAAGGCTCAGAACGGCAAGACGCCAACACTCAGCACAAGCTCGTGGCAACATAACAACCACCTGACGTATGACGAGGGTATGACATGGCGCAAGCTAACGCCACTAGAGTGTGAGCGTCTACAGACTGTACCAGAAGGCTACACTGATCACGTCTCTAACACTCAGCGTTACAAGATGCTAGGCAATGGTTGGACTGTAGATGTAATCAAACATATCTTTAAGGGGGTGCAGCAGTGACCCCTGAGATGGAAATGGAGCTACGGGAACTGGGTATTCTTTTGCCTACTGAGGATCAGTGTGAGCAGGAGAGCGAGCTTGTGCGCTACGACACTAGCTATAAGATGCCTGAGCTAGATGAATACGGGGAGCCACCGTGGTAAATCGAAAGCCTAACCCTATGGCTAAGGATCTTAGGCAACCTAAATATAAACCAAGGGTTGTCCCAGATAAAAAGAAACCTATATTAAGTAGGAAGCGTAAACATAAAAAGGAGGTTTAAATGTATTGTGTAATTAACAGTGACAACCTTGTCATAGCGCTATTCTTGTCGGAGTTAGACGCTAAAGATTTTGTGTATTGTTGTCGTAACCCCTACAGTAGAAAAGACTACACAGTGGAATACAAAGAGGAGTATTTATATGTCAAACTTGATTGAAGTAAAGTCTGTAGACTATGTGTTGTTTAAAGATGGTCAAGAGTTTGAAGTGTTTGATAACATGGACAATGCTGTAGAAGAGGCTACCCGTTGCTTTGATGATGAGTTAGCGGAGGTGTACTCTTACTTAGGCGATAGAGAAATAGAAAGGGTATACTAATGAGTATTGAAGTAACATATGTAGATCACATGGGATCTGACTTATCTGTAGCTAATGCAGCAAGGGTAAGCTTTGGTAAGAAGAGTGAGATGGATACGAGTGACGTATGGGGTCCACCTAAGCTTAAGGATAAGGACGCCAAGCTGATACGTTACTTAGCCAAGCACAAGCACATCAGCCCCTTTGGGCATTGCTTTGCATCCTTCCATATAAAAGCACCTGTCTTTGTAGCTAGACAACTTGTTAAGCATAAGTTCCTACGATGGAATGAGATTAGTCGTAGGTATGTGGATAATGAGCCTGAGTTTTACGAGCCTGATGTATGGCGTGGACGTAGTGCTGATAAGAAGCAAGGCTCTGAGGGTACGCTTGAGGATGTATCAACAGCAATTATATCAGGTGAAAACTACGGTGAATTAGATTGGATTGACTACAAGTATGTTGCGAGTACCACGTATAATGAATTAATATGTCAAGGTGTATGCCCAGAGCAAGCACGTATGGTACTGCCACAGAGCATGATGACTGAGTGGTACTGGTCAGGTAGCTTGGATGCATTTGCTGATATGTGTGAGCTTCGCTGTAAGCCTGACACACAAGCTGAGACAGCAGAGGTAGCGTGGGAAATTGATTGTAGTATGGTAAAATTGTTTCCTGTGTCGTGGAGAGCATTAAGGGAGAATGATTGATGAAGAGTAACATAATCAAAATAACAGAAATAGAAGAACATGAGGATGGTAGTGCTACACTGCAAGTAGAATGTGACCCTAAGACATTCGCAGCCATCTTTAACGCAGGGTTTATAGCCTTAATCAGGGCTGGCTTAGAGGGGGAGAAAGAGCAAGATGGGTAGATATGCAGTTCAAATAGAGATCGAGAAAGGGGAATACACCTTCGTGAGAAAGGAGAACCCTTGGACTTACGACACTAAGGTGTGGGTCTTTAGCAGTCGTGAGGAAGCTGAAAAAGAGGCTAAGAACTGGAATACCGGTAGAGTAGTGGAGTATCTATAATGTTGTTCTATACTGTCCTTGTGTTGAGCTACACGCTAAATGGTGACTACCTACAATCTAATATCATCTTCCCTAGTGCTAGGGCCTGTGGAGACGCTCTACCAGCCTATTACGAGCCTGTGTATGCCATTGATAGGGATGCCATAGGTCAATGCCTAAAGACTGAGGTTATATCAGCCTCTATAAAACCAAGAAAGAAACCAGAATGAAACCAGAAACAATTATGATGATGTGCGAGGGCTTAGCCCGTAGATATAAAAACCCTAACCACTATGACGACCTTGTAGGTGAGGGTGTGCTACAATGCTACGAGATCCTAGCTGAAGACCCTAAACCCCATCCAGCGAAATTATATCGTGAGGCTAATCGTAGGATGCACGACTACCTTAACTTAGATGTTTTTCCAGTCGCTATCCCTGCCTCTGATGTGTCACGTAGGCTCAGTAGGGATATAGACGCAGAGGAGTTTGGAGATCACACTTGGAGCGAGGA